AGCGATTACCTTTATCGAACGAAGTGAGATAATATCCAAATATACTACTTACGATATGATATATGAATAGCTATATATACGCAGATAAATATATAGATATATATACGTAGTATATTATATATCTATATATTTCAAGGCACCCCAGAAACTTATATATAAGACTTTATATATAAAGCTGAAACTCAAGGTTTCTTGGTATTTGCCTTTTTGAGGCATTTTTTGAACCAAATACCTATTTCCCCTACTGCCCCTTTGGCAATTGTATACCTTGCCTTGTTAAGCCAGTAATGGTAATCCTTAAAATCACCTTCGAAGGTATCACCATTCTTGTGAAGGTAAATTTCGAATTTATCAGGGAATCCCATAATTGCCTTGAAGTCTTCGATTCCCAAAGGGTAGCCATCAGGTCTAAATTGCCTATCTGCAGGTCTGAGGGTTAATGGGGGTTTATCATACTCTAATCGATATACTCCCGGGAGAGTACTCATCTTTGCAGTTTTGATAGGCCATTTCTTTTCATCCTTGAAATCTCTAACCCAGAGTCTATGTATCTTTGCTACTGTGAGATTTTTCTTCTCAGGGAGTTTTCGATAGTCATACATTGCCAGAGTTTTACTCATGAATGGAATCTGGTTAGTATTATTTTCCTGAGAGAATGTGAGTGGTTTAAGTAGATTTCTAGTAGTTGTTGGAGTTTTTACTTGGAATACTTCATCAAAAGCATTCAAGTATTTCTTACCGGTCTTTTTATGTACTCCAATGATGAGTAAACGCTTCCTTGACTCCTGAGAGTTTCCATAGTCTAAAACAGACCTTTCGTGAAAAATAAGTTTATAGTCTTCAAAGGTTTTTTGAAGATATTCTTTTGGGAGCAAAGATAGCAAACGAGGTAAGTTTTCAATAAGAAATATCTTAGGTTTATAATGTAAGATTGATTGAATTACTAGATTCAGGGATTTATTCTCTTGGGGATTGCCCAATTCTTTTACTTTTGAAAGCCTCATAATAGAAGATGCTCCACAGTCTGGACTTGAAAGTATAATGTCTGGCTTACAATCTGGGAGGGTTTCATCTTTATAATAGGGTATACCACCAAAGTTCAATTTCCACTGCTCTAAGCCTTTAGTATAAAATACTCCTCGAGTTTCTATATTAGCTATCAAATTCTTTCTAAAAGGGAACAAAAGGATGCCTGCACCAGCAGACACCCCTAATACTTTTAATTTTTTCATTTCTTGTAGCTTCTCAATTTAATGTACTTAATCCAAGCAAATGGCTTACGGTCTTCCAAATAACTCAGATTCTTATCATTGTTGTGAGCTTCTTCTTCGAAACTTACATCATGATACCTTTCATTCTGTTTATCCCACTTGGCAAAGCACCTGATGATTATGTATTCGATAATATACCAGAGATAGAAGAATCCAAAAACCAGGGCCACTACCCACCAGAAGGATATATCAAAGGATAACCAGAGTATGATACCGAGTATCAAACCCGCTATACTACACTCAATCTGCTGTATCTGATGAATACACTCATGATTGATATCATCAGGTTTACACTCTTCTATTTTGTGTTTGAAGAACGAGTTATACACCAGAGTAATTGCTTTGTAACTGGGGAAAAGGAATACCTTTGCTACCCAGCTGTTAAAGTGACATCTTTTCATAATTTATCTTTGAAGTTTTCGTAAGCATTTCTTAGTTTTTGGTCGTAGGCATTCTGGGCATATCCAGGACCATTGTATTTTCTGGCAAAGCCAGCCCAGTCCTTTTCTTTGAGATTACTCAAACAACCAGAGTTTTTCATGAAATAATACATGAGTTCTAGTTGATTTGCATGAGATTCCGACATCTTATGAACGAATTCGAAGACATCTTTACATTCACAGAGGTTGTGATTGAACCCACAAATCTGGAACATTCCCCAACTTGCAGACTTCAATGCACATTCTTCGTCAATTTCTTTGGCTAATTCGAGTCTTTTGTACTCGTGTACACCTCCCAAGTACTTCGATTTATCCCATTTAGGGAAGAAAATCGTAGAATATCTCTTACAAAGGTAAGCTAAATCTCTGTCAGGGAATTTCTTATGTACTTCTTTGTACATAATGTGACCCTCAAAGAGAATTTGAGGCCTACCATCAGCTAAAAACCCATCTCTACCTGCTGCTTCTACCAATTGAACAGCCTTCAATAGAGCAGGTTCTAGACCTAAGCGAATAGCAAGGTCTTTAATCATTTCATTTGTTAGTTTATCCATAACTTATCAGTTTTAATGGTTCAATTTTAGTAACAAAAGTATTGCTTATAACCCATTTTCAATATGTTTCGAGGTTCTATTATCATATATAACTTATAAAATAATGCAATATGGACAAGAAAAATGAGTGCCAGATATGTGGCAAGCCCATTAATTTAGAGGAATTTGATGAAACTCGGGAAATCCCTCAACTTATGGCAAGAAAACAAATTTGTTTTCAATGTGCTTTTTGGTCTAATCGATTAGCTTATGATAAAGAGCTTGAGAAAGAGGGTAAAATTGCGGTAATTACTCCAGATTATTCTCACTGGGTAACTAAAATTCCCGGAAATATTTTAATGGTGCCCTCGGCTTTTGGTGGTATTTACCAAACTAAACTCCAACCAGTAAACACTCTGGGAGTTATTGATGAAGATCGAGAGAAGCTTTTCATTATCCGTTATAATAGCATCGCTCACCAAGGCACTATACCAGAACATCTAAGAAAGCTTTTTAAAGTAAACGGAGTAATTCTATCTCCACAGGAATACAAAATGCTAGAAGATTACCGAGGCAATGCCTATGAATTTATTAAAAATATGATTGATAATGCAATAAATAAGAAATAATTTCGTATATTTGCATAAAGAAAAATTCTTAATAAATAAAGATATGAAAAAAGAAAAGAAAGAAATCAAAAAGCTTAAAGAGGGGGATGAGGTTCTCTTCACATTATCTGGAAGACCCATCATTGAGAAAGTTACAGTGGAATCTATTGATAAAAAAGGTGGATTCGCAATGCTCAGTAACCGAGTAAAAGTTGCAAGAACCTTGGGTCCTGATGATACATATCCAAGATTGGATGGGCAAAAGGGAGAAGTTCGTCCGCTTACCGAAGAGAATGAAAAGGTTTTCCTTGCATATAAGGCCTATTTCTCAATTAAGAGAAACATAGAATTACTTGATAAGGAGATGAGAAGTATGAAAGATTCGAAAGCTTTCGATATGATGATTGAATTTGATAAGAAGCTTACCAAGATTATTAACAAATACCTCAAAGAACAATGACTACTGTATTAGCGATAATTTACTTGGTATGTTTGCCATTCACGGTATTTTTTGTAAGGGCTTGCTTGGATTATTTACCCTATACTCACAAAATACACTCTCTCGTTTTATTCATCTCGGTATGGATAGTATTACCTCTATTTCCAATTTATCTATTAATCAGATACATAAAATACAAATTACTATGAGATACTTTTTTGACAGAGATGGTAATTATGCTGGGACATCAATGCAAGGGTGGGAGATTCTTCTCCTACTCTTGTTCCCAGTTGCTCTAATAATCTTCCTCGTATTCTTACCTTTCTATGTATTTCATAAATACAGTTCTAGAGAAGAGGATAAAAAATACGAGGAAGAACATCCAGAAATACTAAAAGTAGATTCTTATATTACCTGCTGGTATCCCTGGCATAGATATTCTGTTGCATATACACTGGCTCTTATATTCTGGGTAATTGCTTTTATAATTGGGATATTATCTTAATACGGGTATTAAGTTGGAGCTACCCAATAAAAATTCAAATCTAATGGATATTTTTTAGTGGGGTTAAACCTACTGGAGAGTATAGGAGTATCACTGCTAGCAGAGGGAGTTGAAACTTTTGTAAGAGTATAGGAACCCAATCCAGTTGTTTTTGTTGTAAAGTATGAATTACTTGGTAAATTGTAGTTAGGACTAAAAGCATTACCATTCTTATCAAGGCAGGACCAAGACAACATTTCGAAATTTCCCGGGTACAGGTTAGCAATATAGACATTAATAGCATATCTATTTTGATTTACTATCCAATTCTTATTTCCGTTACCCTCAGCCATAGATCCACCTTCGCCACTAATATTGGTAGTAACCTTAAAAAAAGCACTCGTGTCTACTCCATTGAGGGTTATAGGATTAAAATGTATTTCCCAATATTCTTTTTCTTCAGGAGTAGTAAGGTGTAGATTTATTTTATTACCAGATTCATTTTGTGTAAGTATACAAAGCCCAGAAGTACCGTCATTTTGTGCAGTAATCTGAATACTATTGTTACTCTTGTCTTCCTCCAGAATATAGTCCGGGGTATTGATGCTAGCAGAATAACCAACTTCAATAACCCCGGACAATTTGCCATTTACATACTTACGCTTTTGAGATTGTATTGTCCATCTCTCAGAGTTTCCCTGTCTTATTTCTGCATATACATCTTGGGTAGATCTCCCCCCCCCTAATTTAAGAACTTTATTTTCCATAATGTATAATGTTTTTAGATTGATACTGTTCCTCCTGCACTTGGTACTATAAATGACCCCTCTGATATCCAGGTAGCACCTGATTTAGTATGTACAGCTACTTTATCTCCAGTAGTACATTCTATTCGAGAACCAGGTTCTTGAGTTACTGTGAGATTGATTTTGTTATTAGGCCCATTTTGGGTAAATATCAGAGTAGTAGACCTTGAGGACCCAGTATTTTTTGAATAGTTAATTTTTACATCTAAGTAACCATCTCCAACGGTAACTCCTCCCCAAATAGCCCAACTTACGGAGGCTGAGCCCAAAGTACAAGAGGGTGTAGAGGTTGAAACTACTTTGCCATTTACCAGTTTCCTTTTGAGGGAAGTGATACGGTAGGTTATAGTACCACCCTCTGAAGATACAGTATCTGTACCTGTATCTGTAATTGCACGTGCTAGTTTGAATAATGTTTCTTCCATATCTTTATAAGTTTTTGGTTTATAGAAAGAACTTTGATATTGTAATCTACCAGAGGGATAATCCGAAGTCTATGATATTATATAATCAATATAAAGAATTATGAGAAAGTATCAGTATCAGATTTACTACCATACAAGCAGAGGAAGGTACTTCATTAAGATTAGGTATTCCTTCCTGGGATTGGTGTTTTGGCTTACACTTAGAGATAAGAATTCGAGTAATATAGAAACCTTCCTTGATAAGGATAAGGCAATTGAAAGGGCAGAAGATTATCTAAGATATTTATACCTAAAGAGAAAAAATAGTAGGGTGTTAAAGGTTACTGGGAGAATAGATATTACCAGTAGGTTAAAATCAGTGAGGGAGGATTATTAAGATGGTGAAGGTTGAAACAATTAGGGATGATAATGAAAAGAGGATTCTTAAATGCCAAGAGGGTAATCGGATTTGGTATCAGATATGGATTACCCAATTGGATATGAATTGTATAGAAAGGTACTTTGATGGATATGGTGAAGTTAAGAGGTGGTGGTTAAGGAATCTTCAACAGTATTATGTTTTCTTTTATGAGAAGAAAGGTGGTAAGGTTCGAGGAGTTCTTGGGAAAGATAGGACTAAGGATTTAATTCGTGCTATACTTTAATTAGTTGCCAGAGACCTAACATCCCTGGCTTCTTTGTGTGTTATGTGAGCATGTGTGGTTGTGGGATATCTAGGTATGCCCTTAATACGAGGAGTGATTTTTGTGTGGTACTAAAAATGTGTATTTGCCTTCAAGGTACCCCTTAATGTGAGGGCTTCGAAAGTTGTGGTACTAAAAGGGGAGTACGGTTCCCTTAAATTTAACATTTGAAAATAAAAAGTAAGGGACAAAGATTTTTATTTGTCCCTTTGCGCTTTCTTTAGTCTTTAATTACAAATTGTTTAGAGAATAATCTAATTATTTTAATTCTGCAAATTTCTGTATTTTGGAAACAAAAGAGAATAAAAGTATAAACATTAATATCTAAACCTTTTTTATTTGTTTCTTTACAAAATTCTTTATCAATAATAATATAATAAACATTCTCTAAATTTTCGTATTCGTCTACTCCACTAATTACAAAATTATTCCAATTTAAAAACAAAGTAATTATATAAAGAAAAACGAAAAGCAAAATTATAAAAGAAAGAAATACATATAATAATATCATAGTTTTATTTTTATGATAGGGAATAAAATTTTATTCCCTATCTGATTAATACTTTATTTGATTGATTTTTTTACAATCTCAAGCCCTTTTATTAATATCTCTTTCTTTTCTTCTTTTGTGTTTTCGCTTGCAATTGAAGAAAAAGAAAAATCATTTATAACATAGACTTGTTTATAAAAGTCTATAAATCCGTCAATTAGTTTTTTATCTGCATTTGTTGCAATAGTTGAAAGAAAATTGAAAGTAACATTTCTAAATTTTTTTCGCAAAGATTTGATTTGCTTTTCGTTTGCTCCCAAAAACAAATCTTTTTTATAAATCTCTGTTTTTGTTCCTAAAGCCGTTTTAAAAAGTCCTTGATTTTTTTCTTTCACAGACTTTAAAACGTCTAAAGCTATTAAACTATTTGCTTTACTGTTTGCACTTGCTTTTTCTACATTCACTTTGTTAATTTGATTTTTCATAATTAAATTGCTTGAAAGTTTTATTATTTATTATTTTTATTACCTTTTCAAATAGACTTTCGAGACTTTTTAAACTATCTTAATAAGGTATTATTTATTTCGTTTCTGTATTGCAAATATAAGAACTATTTTTTTAATCTACAAAATTTTTAGAAAATTATTTTCTTAAAAAGTTTTAAATAAAATCTTTCAAATATCTTTTTGTTTTTCTCACATTGCAAAGATACAGACTTTATTTTAATCTACAAACATTTTCAAGAAAATTTTTTGAGAAAATGAATATTTTTATTTTCAAAATTATTTTTGTGAAAAATCTATAAATTCAAAAATTTATTGCACCCTAAAAAGGACTTAATTTTTGCACTTAATTTTGGGGTTCACAAGGAGAATCTTCGCACGCCTTGTAGTGGGCATATATGATATGTATATGGATAATCCTATATGGCCTATGCCTGTCCTCTAGGAAGTGTGTTATATACCTGTATATTGATAAGGCTATTAATGGACTAAGGTGATAAAGAATTAAGGCCCTTGGGATATATCCCTCTATAAAACCCCTTAGTCCTAATTCTATAAGGCCATATATGGACTATGGTAAGCCTATGGGGAAATGGGTTTCATAGATTAGCCTATAAGGGCTTACTAAGTTAGCGTAAGTAAAACCCAGATACCTAAGTTAGGCCTGGGTTAAGGTATTAATCGAAGTATACCTGAAAGGTTATATACTTGATGTTGAAGGTAAAATCGGGTTCAATTTCCTCTGGGTCAGGGATTTCGGATGAGAATTCCATAAGGCAATCATCTGTGTTAAGGTAGATAGATATTTCCTTAGCTTTCGATTGCATTAGTTCTGGCAATATCGAATCGAATTGTGAAAGTGAATTGGCAATGTAAGATGCCCATGGATAATCCCTAGCGTAATTTACTAAGGTAAGAATGATGAGATTTGAAATTTGATTAAGAGCTTTCATATGTTTATATTTAATGTATTAATAAGGGGTACCCTGTTATGAGTACCCCTGGGATTAATGATTTAGCAAGTGAAAGGAACTGTTACTGTGTAAAGGTTTTCGAATTCGTTTACCTTAGGTGCCTGACCAAAGCATGCCTCTGGGTCATAGGCAAAGGTATCCCGTAAGCATTCAAGGCAAGTGATGCCAGCAGTATCATCGTCATCGAAATGTTCTGGATCATTGATGGTAAAGGTTAATATGTGTACCCCAGCATCTTGGTTATCGATAGTTTGGATTGATACTAGAGTTAAGTAATCAGGAATGATTGTGTTC